CCACGTTGCGTAATTAGTCCAGCCGTTATGGGTTGTGCTGGTCATTGTGGTTCTCCGTGTTAGGTGGGTTTACAGCGAGACGTATTTACGCGTCACGCAGAACGAAAAGCAAAAGCGGCCAATTTTGATGAAGCGCAGACCGCCGATCTTTCGTGTCGAGGCGTTGATCATGTTGTTTCCTTCAGTTAATCGGTTATCGGGATGCATACAATAGCATAACGCAGCGTCCAGTGTTGTGCAAATGTTGCATACCAGATATGCGCTAACCAGGATGCTCCAGGATCGCTCAGGACGCGCGAAGATGCCTCGGTTGGTGTCTTACCCTATGCCAGAGCTTCCGGCGCTGTGCGGTCAATTTTGAGCCTTCTAGAGGCATATGCAGTTTTTACATATCAAGCAGTTGATTGAAACACCCGTTTCAAACACCTGTTTTGGACAAGCGTCCAATTTTGTAATGTTACATTATAACATGACAGTATTGGTTCAAAGTGGACCAAAAGTATGTTCACTTTGAACACTCTCACGCTCTTCTGGAATTTTTCTAAATTGCCCACCTTTGTTCCACCTTTGTTCACCATTGTCACACCTGGCGTGTTCACGTTTTGTTCACGTGTTGTTCGTTCATGTTTTGTTCACGTTTTGTTCCAGTTTTGTTCACGTTTTGTTCCAGTTTTGCAAAATTGTCGCAGACCCCCCGCGTGTGCAAATTGTTATCATGTTGTTTGTCTCCATTCTGGGGGGAAATTTTGAATATCTGCCACTTTGTCACCATTGGTCACCATTGGTCACCTTTGGTCACCATTGGTCACCTTTGGTTATACATGTCTTAACCATACACCATTGACAAAATTGCAAAAAACATGTATAATTATTTTAAATACCACAAACGCCAGCGAGGCGAGGATGTCGTGGAAAGTTAGAATTTATCTATCAAAGCATAAAGAGGACTGGCTTTATCTGATAGACGTAAAGACATATAAACCAAAAGTGTTCGATAATTGGACAGACGCTCAAGAAGCAGCAAATCTTTGGTCTAATTCAGATATTGAACTTAACCGTTCTTCAAAAGAGGTAAGCAATGCCACGTAAAAAGTCATTTGCAGCCAGATACGCCAGCTATCAGGAACCAAAGGGTCTGGACGAGCAGCTTACCGAAAAGGAACAAGCGTTTGTCGAAGCCTTGATAGACGACAAAATGGAGCCTGAAAGCGCGTTTCTCTCAGCGGGATACGTGGATAACCATAACCTGGCTCGCAACCGCGCTCTGCGCCTGCAACGCTACCTTTGGCCTCACATTGAAAAACGCATTGAAAACCGCATCTCTGAGACAACCACCTTGGCTCTCAATGTGCTTGATTCACTGATGCGCTCGGCAGAGTCTGAAAACGTACGTCTCAACGCAGCCAGAGACATCTTGTCTCGCGCAGGCTATGACGCAGTTACCAAGCAGGAAACGGTCATCAAGGAAGTGTCTGAACTGTCTGACAAGGAGCTTGACGAGGCTCTTCTGAAAATCCTCGAAGACGACAACATTGTCCCTCTGAAGCCAAAGAAGGCCAAGGGTGCGTAAGGAAGAAGCTCTAAAGCTGCTGGAAGAAAAGCGTAGGCGCGTAGAGACCAACCGGATACTTGGCTACGAGCCTTACAAGTACCAGCGCAAGTTTCACGCCGAGGGAGCGTCTTGCCCACAGCGCATCCTGATGGCAGCCAACCGGGTAGGCAAAACCTTCTGCGGAGCAGCAGAAACTGCCTACCACATGACCGGAGAGTACCCAGATTGGTGGGAGGGTCACCGTTTTGATCACCCTGTCCGAGTCTGGGTAGCGGGTGAGTCTAACGACACTACCAGAGACATTATCCAGAAGGAACTATTTGGACAGCCTCAAGACCCAACGCAGCTAGGCAAAGGGGCTATCCCGCTTAAAAACATCGTAGACACCATACGCAAACCCGGTGTCCCCAACGCTTTCAGCGCGGCTCTTGTAAAACACAAATCAGGCGGTAACTCGCAGATCAGCTTCAAGGCCTACGAGCAGGGCTTTGAGAAATTCATGGGCGAGGCCATAGACGTAGTATGGCTAGACGAGGAGCCCAGACAGGAAATCTTTTCGCAGTGTATAACCCGAACGGCAGACACCAGCGGTATTGTCTACATGACGTTCACTCCAGAGCGGGGAATGACAAACGTGGTCTCCTCGTTCTTAAACGATCTCAAACCGGGCCAAAGCCTGACCACTGCAACTTGGGACGACGTAGAACACCTGAACGAGAACACCAAGGAACAGCTACTGGCTGTCTACAGCCCGGCAGAGCGCGAGATGCGCTCCAAGGGCATCCCGGTCTTCGGCTCTGGCTTGGTCTATCCGGTGGTTGAAGAAAACATCGTCTGCAAGGACTTTGACATACCTGAACACTTTCTCTGCTTGGCCGCCATAGACTTTGGCTACGACCATCCAACCGCTGTCAGTTGGGCAGCTTTTGACCCTGACGACGACATCATCTACGTCTACGACGAATACAGACGCAGCAAGGAAACACCGCTGACTCATGCGGCAGTTATAAACGCCAGAACACCAGGCATACCTGTGGCCTTTCCGCACGACGGGCTACAGCACGACAAGGGCAGCGGAGTACAGCTAGCGCAGCAATACAGAGACCTAGGCGTCTACATGTTGCCTCACCACTTTAGCAACCCGCCTGTAAACGGAGCAGTTAATGGTAACAATTCTATTGAAGCAGGCATTAGCGAAATCCTGCAACGTTTTGAAACAGGCAGGCTGCAAATTTTTGAAAATTGCCAAGAAACTCTGGAAGAGCTGCGTCTTTATCACAGAAAAAACGGCAAAGTCGTGCCTGTCAAAGACGATCTTCTAAGCGCAATGCGCTACGCTGTGCTCTCTGTTGAACGCTTTGGCGAGCATCTTAAGAACAAAGCTGTATTTAAGAAGTACGATTTCTCATCTAAAATAGAATATAACAGCAAAGGGATTGTCTAATGCCCATTCGAAAAGTCAAAGGTGGCTACAAGTGGGGCTCCAGCGGCAAAACCTATAAGAAGCGAGCCGATGCGGTCAAGCAGGCACAGGCAGCTTACGCCAGCGGTTACAAGGCTAAAAAGGGCAAGAAATAATGTCACTTGAACTTTCCGATAGCGAAATTCTTGCTCTTGTCGAGAGCGAAATTAACGGCAGTACTTCTTACCTGGATTCTGAAATTGCCAACCAGCGCGAAAAGGCCATGGATTATTTCTATGGTGAACCCTTTGGCAACGAGGAAGACGGTCGTTCTCAGGTTGTAATCACCGATGTTCAGGACACGGTGATGTGGATGATGCCCAGCCTGATGCGTATCTTCACCGCTGGGGACAAAGTTGTCCGTTTTGAGCCAGAGGGGCCAGAGGACCAAGACGAGGCCGAACAGGCTACCAATTATATCAACCACGTCTTCTACAAGCAGAACGACGGGTTTATGATACTGTATAACATGTTCTTCGACGCGCTGGTTCAGAAGACCGGCGTGGTCAAACACTACTGGGAAGAACTGGAAGACATCAGCACCGAGAGCTACGAGAACCTGACCGACTCGGAGTTCAACTTGCTGATGCAGGACGAAGACCTTGAACTCGACCAGCACACCGAACGAGTGCGGCTAGACAAGGTGATCGAGCCAATGTCTGGCGCATTGCTGGACTTTGAGGAAGTGTCTCACGACGCGGTGTTTCTGCGACGCAAGATGAACGGCAAGGTCACTGTTGAAAACGTACCGCCGGAAGAGTTCCTGATCAACAGAGGTGCTCGCAGCATTAAAGACGCTCGCTTCATCTGCCACCGCTCGATGAAGTCGCGCAACGACTTGACGCGCATGGGCTTTGATCACGAACTGGTCGAAAGCCTCCCCTCGTTCAGCGCGGGCGCTAACGACATCACCACCAGCCCTGAGTATATCGCCAGGCACAGCTATGACTCGTCGCAAATCTATCCGCAGCAGGCGGCGTCTGAGTCTGACGAGCTTGTAGAAATCTTTGAGTCATATCTTAATCTTGAAATGGACGACTCAGAAGTAGCCGTGCTGCACAAGGTGACTCACGCTGGTAACGAAATCCTAGACATCGAACCTATCGACTATAAGCCCTTTAGCGCAATTTGCCCAGTTCCGATTCCTCACAAGTTCTACGGTCTCTCCATTGCCGAACTGGTGCAGGACGTTCAGCTAATCCGCTCTACGCTTACGCGCAACTTGCTTGACAACATGTACTTGGCCAACAACGGTAGGTATCAGGTTGTCGAAGGTCAGGTCAACATTGATGATCTGCTGACCAACCGACCGGGCGGTATTGTACGCACACGTTCGCTCAACGCGCTTCAGCCGATCCAGACCCCGGCGCTTCAGAACTACGCCTTCCAGATGCTGGAATATTGGGACAACATCAAGGCGGGACGCACCGGAGTTAACGCCAGCACGCAGGGTCTCCCGGCAGATGTTCTGAAGTCGCATGTAACCTCTGGCGCTGTGACAAGCGCGCTGACAAACGCGCAGGGCCGGTTGGAACTCATTGCCAGAATCTTTGCCGACACTGGCGTTAAGGACATGTTTGCCGCGATCTACAACTTGGTCCAACGCTACGAGAACCGCAAGCGGATCATCAGGCTTCGCAACACCTATGTAGAAATTGACCCTACGGCCTGGCGCGAGAACATGGACGTTAGCGTTGAAGTTGGCCTAGGCTATGGCGATCAGGACATTCGTTTGAACAACCTTGGCACCTTTGCAACACTGGTGGAAAAGGTAGCGCAGCAGACCGAGGGTATTATCACCCCGGATAACATCTATAACCTGATGCGCGAAATGGCCGACGAGATGAACATCAAGAACGTGGATCGTTTCGTCTCTCCGCCGCCGCCTGAACGCACTGAGCCAAACTTGCAGGAACAGCTAATCCAAGCACAGGCTCAAGCGCAGTTGATTGCAGCGCAGGCTGCTCAGATGGAAGCTCAGGTAAAGGCCAACGAGCTTCAGATCAAAGCTGCCAAGCTGGAACTTGAGCGTATGGAAATTGAACAGAATATGGCGATCAAGCGAGAAGAACTAAAGCTAAAGGGAATCGAGCTTGGCTATGAAATGACCTCTGGTGAAAACGTAAAGGCTTAGAAAATGGCATATCAGAACAACTTTGCTTCGCGCATTATTTCGAGTGAAAACATCACCAGCGGCGGCACTTCTGCTCAGAGCGGTAGTGCTCCCTTTGGTGCTCGCGTTGTACGCATCACCGCCACGGCCAATGTAAACATTGTCATTGGCATTAACCCAACTGCCACTGCCGCTGGTACGCTGATCGAACCGGCTGCTCCCGGTTATTTTGTAGTCACGCCTGCCAGCAGCGTGGGCGGAAGCGACGGTGAAAAGGTAGCCAGCATTGGGTCAGCCACGGTGAACATCACTTGGCTGGAGGGTTAAATGACTAGGCAGCATCCTTTTGCACACAGGATTGTTAAAAGCGAAAAACTTAGCATTTCAGGCACCAGTGTTCAGTCTGGTACCTGTCCTTTTGGAGCCAGTATTGCTCAGGTCCGCTCTCACGGCACCAGCGGATCGCCTTTGAATTTTGTACAAATTGGGCTAAACCCGGTAGCTTTGACCGACGGTAGTTCTTCTTTTATTCATAATGGCGACTCAGAACATTTTTTAGTTCGACCCGACTCGTCTCCCGGTGCCGGAGACGGGGAAAAAATTGCATGCATATCCACAGCGGGAACGGCAGACTTGTTCATTGATTGGCTGGAGAGTTAGACAATGGCCACTAACAAGAAGATCACAGAGCTTGCCGAACTTACCGAGGCAAATCTAGCCGACGACGACGTGCTTGCAATTGTAGACGTTAGCGCAGGTACGACCAACAAGGTTCGTAAGTCCACTTTGGCCTCTGCGCTTGCCGGTGTCTCCAGCCTGACGGCAACGTCGCCTATTTTGGCAGACCAGTCTACAGGCGCTGTCACCGTGTCTCTTGACACTGTGCCTATTGCCAAAGGCGGCACCGGAGCCACTACGGACTCTGGCGCTCGCACAAACCTAGGCTTGGGCACCATTGCCACTCAGTCAGCAGCCAGTGTTTCTATCACGGGCGGTTCTATCACTGGCATTACCGACCTTGCCATTGCAGACGGCGGCACGGGTGCTAGCGACGCTGCCACCGCCAGGACTAATCTTGGCTTGGCCAGCGGTGCTACCACTACTGTAGGCACCATTGCCACGCAAGACGCTGACAATGTTTCTATCACTGGCGGCTCGCTTAGCGGTATTTCAATTACCAGCGGCTCTATCAGCGGCATCACTGATCTTGCAATTGCCGACGGCGGTACCGGCGCCAGCGATGTCGGCGACGCGCGGAGCAACCTTGGCCTTGTGATCGGTTCTGACGTTCAGGCGTTCGACGCAGATACAGCAAAGACCGACGTTGCGCAGACGTTCACGGTGAGCCAGCGCGGCACGATCACGACGGATAATGATCTCAGCTTTGATCTGTCGGTGACGAATAATTTTTCCTGCACTCCTACCGGTACCGGCACGCTGACGTTCACCAATCACACATCCGGCCAGAGCGGCAACATCCTGCTCGACAACTCCGGCGGTCACGCAATCAGCCTAGCAGCTACGACCAAGGGCGATGCCAATCTGGCCACAACGATCTCTACCGCCGGCACATACTGGCTCAGCTATTATGACGACGGAACCAACGCCTACGTCACCACCAGCGCGGCGCTCGTCTGATGTCAATCATTCAAGGCAACACCAAGGTCTCGGCTGGCGGGTACAACATTGCCCAGTCGATCCGGCTTAACGACGATGATTCGGCGTATTTAAGTCGGACACCTGCCTCTGCTGGAAACCGTAAGACGTGGACGTGGAGCGGCTGGGTTAAACGTGGAAATCTTGGTTCTTATCAGATATTTTTTTCTGGTGGCGATGGGACAAGCAACAATGATGCTTGGGTACGGTTTGGAGCAGTCAGTGGAAATATTGATGCACTAGAGTTTAGAAGTCTTACTGGCGGGTCGTTTACAGCCAATGTTTATACGACTGCAATTTTTAGAGACACCTCCGCTTGGTATCATGTTGTATTTGCTATAGACACCACTATAGCAACTTCAACAGATAGAGTCAAAATTTATGTTAATGGTCAGCAGCAAACCGTAACATTTGGAACCACTCCTGCTCAAAACTCAGACATGAGCATCAACATTGCAGGACTGCATACTATTGGTAGGTTAAATTATAGCGCAACAAATTACTTAGACGGCTATCTGTCAGAAATCAATTTCATCGACGGCCAAGCCCTAGCCCCCACTGAGTTCGGTGAGTTCAACGACGACGGCGTTTGGGTTCCGAAAGCGTACACAAATGCCGCAGGTTACGGAAACAACGGCTTCTATATCACAGGCGC